GGACTATCGGCTCCGTCTCCGAAGCGATGGAGAGTATTGACGATAGGGTTACCCGGCTGGAAAGGAATAATCCCGTGCTGGTTACGATACCCACGGCTCAAACCACAACATATACATACACAAGGGGCGGCTGTGACCTGGAATTAACAGGGCTTGAAACGGAATATGTCACAGCCAGCAACATAAGCGCCGCGGACGCGGGGAACTATACAGCAACATTTGTGCTGAATGACGCAAATACAACACGGTGGGCGGATGGAACGGTGGAGACTAAAAGCATAGCCTGGAATGTTCTCCCAAAGGAAGTGACTGTTCCCACGCTTTCGGATACAGTGAAAACATATAACGGCAGCGAGCAGTCCCCTACGATATCAAGCTACGATAGCAACGAGATAGCGGTAGGAGGCACGACAGCGGCAACAAACGCCTCAGAAACGGCGTATACGGTCACGTTTGATCTGACAAGCACAAACAACTATGTGTGGAGCGATGGCACAACGGCAGGAAAAAGTGAAACATGGAATATAAACAAGGCTGAAGGTGGACTTGTCTTAGATAAGCAAAGCCTGACGCTGAACAGCGCGGCAACATACGGAACCGTTATGGCAACGGTTACGGGGGACGGCACTCTCAGTGCCGTAAGCAGTGACTCAAGCATTGCGTCCGTATCTGTCAGCGGGAACAGCATCACCGTGTCCAGCGTAAATAACGCTACGGGGACGGCAACAGTCATCGTTTCAGTGGGGGCCACAACTAATTACACGGCTCCACAGGATGTGGCTGTGAGTGTGTCGTGTGAGTTCACAAGGATTTACGGCGTAAGCTGGGACGGAACCTCCACAACGGCCTTTAGCAGGACGGACGGGGCGGCGGCTTTTGTGGATCCTTCCCCCGCGGTGGGGACAGGCAGCGGCTCGTCCCCTTTTGACAATCTGCTGCCATGGTCAGGGCTTGAAAAGGTAGAGGACAGCGCAGGAGGAATCCTTGTAAAGATACCGAAGTATTATTACAAGTGGACTCAGAGCGGCACAACCTTGAAATTACAGGTTGCCGATGGGCCTATGAGCGGATATTCCGTATCACCTGCACATGCTGACCGGGGAGATGGCGTGGGAGAAAGGGACATCGTGTATGTAGGGCGGTATCATTGCGCCAGTACATACAAATCCACAAGCGGCGTGAAGCCTGCAGCAAACCTTACCCGCGCCCAGTTCAGGACAAATATACATAATCTGGGTTCAGAATATTACCAATACGACTTTGCTATGTACTGGACGATCATGATGCTCTATCTCGTTGAGTTTGCAGACTGGAACTCTCAGGCGAAGATAGGTTACGGCTGCGGAAATAATTCCGCAACGGAGAACATGGGATCAACGGACTCCATGACATATCACACCGGGACAAGCGCGGCAAGCAGGACTACATACGGGCATGTGCAGTACAGGTGGATAGAAGATTTGTGGGGGAATGTCTACGACTGGTGCGATGGGATATATTTCAGCAGCACCAATGTATATTGCATTAAGAATCCCGGCAGCTTTTCAGACACAACAGGCGGGACTTTAGTCGGTACAAGGCCAACCAGCGGCGGATATATATCGGCCTGGTCAGTTCCGACTGCGGCAGGATTCGAATATGCTTTATACCCCTCGGCGGTCAGCGGCTCAGATAGCACATACATATGCGACTACTGCGGCTACGACGCTTCCGGCGTGGTGTTGCTCGTAGGTGGCAACTACTACCAGGGCCAGAACCGCGGCGCTTTCTGCCTGTACGGCAGCGACGCTGCTTCGGGCGAGAACGCGGGCATCGGCTCCCGTCTCCAGAAATTACCTTCGGCCGCGTAAGCGGCCGCGGGGGTGAATTGCGCAAGCAAGAGGGGGCGCTTGCGCCCCCTTAAAGCGAAACCTTGAAATTGAAAACAAAGAACAAAAGACCATATTCGTGAAGGGACACAATACAGCCCGGAGACATAGGAGAGACACTGTGAAAGCAGTGTCAAAGAAGGCTGCGCTCCTTTTGCGAACATGGCAGACAAGATGTATCTGTCTGGGGTCTCCGTACCAGTAGTCGGTTCCCTCGTGCTTCTGGCGACTACTGCAACTACAACGCTTCCGGCGTGGTGTTGCACGTAGGTGGCAACTACAACCAGAACCAGAACCACGGCGCTTTCTGCCTGAACGGCAACAACGCTGCTTCGAACAAGAACGCGAACATCGGCTCCCGAATCCTTGATTATAGGCTGCACAGCTTTTGGTAAAAGCGCTGTAGTCTCAGGCGTTTTTATATGGGTACGGATTCCGCACACCTCTTGGTGAAGATTGTGCCGATAAGGCGCGGCCTAGTACCCCATTCTGGCGAGGGAAAGGCCGCGAGGCAACAAGGAGACTAGAAGTCCTTATCTTATGAAGCGAGTAGGAAATCTATATTCAAAGTTACTTTCAGAAGAGAATCTGCGAAAAGCGATAGAGAAGGTCTGTAAATCCCATAAATGGGTGCAATATCCCCGTCTGCTCAACAAGACTGTTTTATGGATAGGGAGCAGCATGGAGAAAAGAGTAGAAGAGCTAAGGAGCCTGATACAAAAGGGCTTTGAGCCTTCAGAGGTAAAAAAGAAGCGCCGGTATGACGCGAATGCCGGGAAATGGCGAGAGATATCCGAACCGCGCCTCTGGCCTGATCAATGCGTGCATCACGCGCTGATACAGGTTTTAGAGCCTGTTATGATGAGAGGCATGGATCATTATTGCTGCGGCAGCATAAAAGGGCGCGGGGCTCATTATGGAATAAAAGCCGTCAAGAAGTGGATGAAATCAAAGAAGGCCGTCAAGTGGTGCGTAGAAATGGATATCAGGCATTTCTACGATTCACTGAAGGGCGAGTGGGTCATGGAGCGGATGAAGCAGCTGGTTAAGGACAGGCGGGTGCTTGACCTGGTATGGAGGGTGGTAAAGGACGGAGTCCTGATAGGTTCGTATTGTTCGCAGTGGTTTGCCAATACGTTCCTTCAGCCCCTGGATCAGCTGATCCGAAAGAACGGCGCGGCTCATTATATCCGGTATATGGATAATTTTACAATTTTCGTCAGACGCAAGCGCACAGCTGACAGAATCATAAAGACGACTAAGGAGTGGCTTGAGGCCCACGGGCTTGAACTGAAGAGGAACTGGCAGAAATTCCCCACGTCCAAAAGGTTGCCAAATGCCCTGGGCTACCGCTTTGGAAAGGGCTACACGCTCATCCGCAAGAAAAATCTCATGAGACTTAAAGACCAGCTCAAAAGGCTGCAAAGGATAGGTATGAAAGGGCGCTTCGTAACGGTGAAGTTCGCTCAGAGCCTTTTATCGCGCCTGGGAATGCTCAGGCATTGTAACAGCGTCAGGCTTTACAGCCGTTTTGTTCGCAGCGGTACGCAGAGGAAGCTGAAAGGAATAATCAGAGAATACTATAGAAGGGAGATGGCCAGATGGACTACATCTTTGGAACTGAATATCTTGACGGCATAGAGGTGGAAGTGGTCAAGACAAGGGGAACGAAGCCGATGAGGGAACTGGAAGGCTTCGTGAGCGTAGAGAGGCATTACAGCGACAATATTATCACGGATAGCTTTCGCGTGGTGAAGAAGCTGAGGGAGAGGGAAGACGCCCAGGGAAAGGTTTATATCTGGTATGCGATAGACCATCACTATCGGGATATGGATAAATTTACGCCACAGATCGGGGCTACGGAACAGCTGATTACAGACACGGAGATATCGTTGATAGAGCATGAGCAGCAGCTGACAGAGTTGGAAATTGCCGACATGGAACAGCAACAGGCTATTACGGATAACGAGATCGCCATAATGGAGCTTCAGGAAGCAATAATCAACAAGTGAGAGGAGATATAGAGACATGGCAAATACAGCGACAACAGAGAATACGCACAGCAGGCTTTTTGAAAAATACAGATCGCGCTATGAGCGCGGCGGCTGCACAAAGGAACAGCTGCGCCGTCTGGTAGAGCTTGGAGCCATCACGGCCGAGGAGTATACGGAGATCACGGGGGAAGAGTATGAGTAAGCCCG